AAAACCTTTGCCAGCATTGGATTTGAAAAGCATCTTAAAGTCATTTGGCACGATCAGCCTTTAGGCTATTCTGGGGCCACAAACGCAGGCATACGCTTTGCCACAGCAGATAAGATCGTCCTGCTAAACAACGATACCGTCTTGTTGCCTCAAACCAAGAGCCAGTGGCTGCAGATGCTTGATAGCGCCTTCAAAAACGAAAGGTGCGGCATCTCATGCGTGATTAAAGGGCCATCAGAGCCTGCAGGCCGAGACTTTGCAGTGTTCTTTTGCGTTATGGTTCACCGCAAGGTTTTCGATGCTATTGGCCTTCTGAACACCGAGTACGGCGTTGGCGGTGGCGAAGACACAGAATTTTGCATTGAGGCAGAAAAGGCTGGCTTTGAGGTCTGCGAATGCTCTCCCAAGGCATGGCAGGACAACATCTTCATTGGCGGCTTTCCGATTTACCACGCTGGCGAAGGCACAGTCTTAGACACGAGTCTAGTACCCAATTACCACGACATTTTCCTGCGCAACTCACTTAAGCTTGCCAAGAAATACAACCCTGACTGGTATCGCTGGCGGCTATCCAATTATTGGGAGCGTGCAGTATTCCTTAAAGGCGACCCGGTATTCCCTCGAGAAACCACGCGTTACCAATGGGCGGCTAAGCATGTCCGCGGCAATAAGATCCTTGAGATTGGATGCTCAAGCGGTTACGGCCTGCAGTTCATGCCTGACGGCGTGGAATACACAGGTCTTGATTACGACCCCATCATTGTTGAAGTGGCCAAAGAGCAAAAGTGGGCTGACAGGGCAAACTTTATCAATGCCGACATTAATAAGATCGACCTTGAGCAATACGACACGATCATTGCCTTTGAGGTTATTGAGCATATTGATAACGGCTTAGAGGTCCTGCAAAAGCTTAAAAAGCACTGCAAGAACTTGCTCTTTACCGTACCCATGAATGAGCCGCCAGGCTTTTGGGGACCGCATCACAAGCTACATGGCTTAAACGAATCGCACTTTCCTGGCTTTGAGTTCAATTACATTGATGAAGAAGGCAACATTTCTGACTGGCCAAAACCGATTGATCAGCACAACCGACTAAACCTTCTCATCGGACGCTGGCATGCCTAGCGTTCTTTGCTCAGTCTCAACCCGTGGCCGCACGCATACAACGCTGCCTATGGCGTTGCAGGCCATCATCAATCAGACCCGCAAGCCAGATAAGCTTGTGATCTTTGATGACAACGATGACCAGCAAGACCTGCGTGGCGATCCGCTTTATAAGCAGCTCTTTTACATGATGCAGGCCAAAGAGATTGCCTGGGAGTGGCTCTATGCCGGCAAGAAGGGCCAGCATCACAACCATCAAATGGCTAATTGGATGGGATATGAATGGGTGTGGCGTGTGGATGATGATGCACTGCCAGAGCCTAATGTCCTGCAGAACCTCTTAAAGCACGTTGGCCCTCACATCGGCGGTGTTGGTGGCTCAGTCCTTACACCACCTCAAACCTTTGACGGTGCTGCGACAGGCAAGATTGAGCACATCTACACTGAGCCAAACCTGCAGTGGGGGCTTATCAAAAAGACACAGGAAGTCGAGCACTTGCACTGCACCTTTTTATATCGTGCAGGTGTTTACGACTACAACCTTGCCCTCTCACGGGTCGCGCATCGAGAAGAGACGCTATTTACTTACGGCCTACACAAAAAGGGCTACAAGTTACTGGTTGTGCCTCATGCTGTTACTTGGCACTTGAAGGCCCCGTCGGGCGGTATTCGGATGGAAAACAAGCAAGAACTGTTTGCTCATGACGAGCAGATCTTTCGCAATACCATGGCCTTCAGAGATCAGACCATCGTAGTACTCAATAGCGGCATGGGCGATCACATCGTCTTTTCGCATGTCCTGCCGCACATTAAAAACCCGATCGTCTTTGGTTGCTATCCTGAGATAGTGCCGTCAAAATCCATCGCTGAAGCTCAAAGTCTTTTTGGCGACATTGAGATGTTTAACATTTACGGCAAGATGCACCGCTGGCAGTGGAAGTCAAGCCTTGAAGACGCCTATCGGAAAATGTACTTATGATTCTGATCGCGCCATTTGCCAAGCAATTACGCAACGGCAAAGAGAATCCCAAGAACTATCCCTACTGGGAAGCATTAATTCGCCTGATTGACGAGCCAATTATTCAAGTTGGGGTTGAAGGTGAAAGGCAACTGGTAGCAGACTTTCGCAAGAATCTCCCTCTCACTGAAGTGCGCAAACTCATCCAGCAGTGCAAGACTTGGATTTCTTGCGATTCATTTCTTCAACACCTGGGATGGGATGAGGGAAAGCCAGGGGTTGTCTTGTGGTCTGTATCCGACCCGCTGATTTTCGGGCATCCTGAGAACATTAACCTTCTGAAAGACCGCTCCTTACTGGCTCCTAATCAGTTTTTATGGTGGGAGCATACTGAACACGATCCAAGCAAATTTGTGCCTCCTCAAGACGTACTGAAGGCCTTAAAATCGCTTCTATCCACTCAAGAACTGGTATTAGGGTGACATCATGGCCGCACCGAATTACACACCAATCCAGCTTTATCGGACCAATACAGCCTCAACCACAGCACCCGCTGCTGGCAACTTAAACGCAGGTGAGCTTGCTATCAATTACCACGACAGTGGGATGGCGCTCTATGCAAAGAACTCATCAGGGGCCGTAAAAAAGCTTATCAATAACCCTGCGGGCCTGACTTATCCGGCTGCTGACGGCTCGGCATATCAAGCCGTTCAAACGGATGGCTCTGGAACCCTATCATTTGCACCATCGGCATCATCGGTTCTAACGACCCAGGGCGACTTGCTTTACGCCTCTGGAGCTAACACCTTAGCCAGGCTTGCCAAGAGCACTACAGCTACGCGTTACCTCTCTAATACGGGCACCAATAACAATCCAGCCTGGGCGCAAATTGATTTAACGAACGGCGTCACAGGCACCTTACCCATCGGTAGCGGAGGCACAGGTGTTAGTGCCGCTGCAAGTAATGGTCAACTACTAATCGGTAATGGCTCAGGCTTTACCCTAGCCAATATCACGGTTAGCCCACCGCTAAGCATTTCCAATACGGCAGGAGGTATTGCACTTACTGCCTCAGGTCTTGGCACTGGTGACGTAATCGGTCCAACAAGCGCAACAGATCGTGCGATTGCCATTTACAACGGTACGGGCGGCAAGACCATTCAAAATTCAACCGCTACAGTGACCTCAGCGGGATTTTTAACGGCTAATGGACTAACCTTCCCGGCTACGCAGGTTTCATCGGCAGATGCAAATACGCTTGATGACTATGAAGAAGGAACTTGGACGCCAGAGTATACGGGCATTGATATTTTGAATGGTGATGTAACTCCGGCCTATTTTCCGTTCGGTCAACGAGGTCAGTATGTAAAAATCGGCTCAGTGGTTTTTGTGTCTTGCAGAATTATTTTGTCTTCACTTTCAGTTACTGGAGCGACAACCGGAGATCTCTATATTCAAGGGCTGCCTTATGCGCCTTCGGGATCAGCTCCGGTTTTTACCCCGGTTATAGCGATTAGTATCTCAACTAATTGGTCTACTAACACGCCATCATTTGGTTATTTCAGTACGCTTAGCTGGACTCAACCAACTGGATCAATTTCGTTGCTTTATAAAACAGCACCAAACGCATTGACATCTAGCACGATCATTAGTGCCAACCTTACTTCAACAACTCAGTTAACGATGAGCGGTTTTTATTTCACTGCAACGTGAGGTTTTTATGATTAACAAAGAAGTGGTTATTGACAAGATTGAAGTCATTGAAAACGGCGGTGTGTTAATCCGTGAGGTGACACGCATCGTAGAAGATGGCAATGAAATCTCACGCTCTTATCATCGGTCATCATTGGCCCCCGGCGTTGATATTTCCAATCAAGACCCTCGTGTTCAGGCTATCTGCAATGCAGTATGGACGCCTGAAGTAATTGCTGCATTTAATGCCCAACGTCAGGCCGCCTAATGAACTATGGACTCGATTGAGACGAGACATGCCGTGCTAGAAGCCAGAATGAGCGCCCATGAGAAGGAATGCGCCAACCGTTATCAAGCGATAACCGATCAGCTTAACAACGGCGATAAGCGCATGACTAAGATTGAGTATTGGATCATTGCGGTGTTTGCAGCAGTGCTGCTCGGCCCTGGCGCTGCGGCTGAGTTTGTTAAGAAGCTATTGGGTATCTGATGGA